TCAGAGCTGCGTCAGGCTTACCTGACTGGCGATGCTACTTCACCTCTCCGTAACGGTTTGGTTGGCATGATTGACCGTTTCAAGGTTTTCCAAAGCAACATGGTTTACAAGCCAGCATCTGGTGGCGACGCGGGCTATACCCACGTCCTTGCCGGTCACCCAAAAGCGTTGTCCTTCGCGTCACAGTTCACCAACACTGAAACTGTTCGCATGGAAAGCACTTTCGGCGATCAAGTACGTGGTCTGAAAGTTTACGGCTCTAAGGTCGTTACTCCAGACGCACTTGTAGTTGGTAAGTGGAACTAAGTTAGTTCTTTAAATAGGGGGCAATACTTGGAATTAAAAAACAAGTATTGCTCTCCTGTTTTTTAGAGAGACTCTTATGACTAAGAAATCTAACACGAAGAAAGACGATGTATTCATTCAAGCCAAAGAAGAATTTGGCGTGAAGCTGGATAGGCGCTTGACGCTCGCGCAGCTCGAAGAGCAGGTGCAGCAATTAGCCAAGAATAAAGCTAATCCCCAGCCCGTCCAGAAACAACTCGTCCCAAAGCGGGTTAAAAATGTGATTACCGGAAATGAGTTCGAGTACAACCCGATCTTCAAGAATAACCCCGATTTACAAATAATTGAGTGGGAGACAGACAATGGCGACAACTAAAGTAGTAGATGTTTTAGATCGGGCTGGGATTATTCTTCAGGATAATACGAACGTCCGGTTTCCAAAAGAAGAGCTTTTAAAGTTTTTTAACGACGCACAGAAAGAAGTTGTGCTGCATAGACCAGACGCAAAGATGGTTAACACTAACTATGATTGCATTGATGGTAGTAAGCAGACACTTCCGAGCGCGGCGTTACGATTGATTGAAGTAGTGCGAAACGTGGGCGGTAGAGCCGTTACCCAAGTGCAGAAGCGCATCCTAGATGAGACGCTTCCGAACTGGCATGAGACCGTAGCTTCAACTAACAAGATCGAGCATTTCATTTATGATCCTGCTGATCCTAAGAATTTTTACGTATACCCCAAAGGTGATAGCGGTACGCATTCTCTAGAGATTGTTTACAGCTCATCACCTCCAGAGATCTCGGTATCCAACTTTGCAACAGACGTTCAAGTAATTAGCCTTGATGATGTTTATGCGAATTGCATACTGGACTATGTACTGTATCGCTCATATCAGAAAGATTCTGAGTTTGCCGGTAACGCGCAGAGAGCAATGATGCACTACCAAAGCTTCGCTAACGCGCTGGGTGTAAAGACTCAAGCTGATGGCGCAACTACTCCAGTACCTGCCTCGGCTGGTGCGGGCGGTGTTGGTTAATGAAATATTCTGATCTGAATCTGTATGTTCGACCCGAAGTACAGGGCGCACCCGACTTTATAATTGAGCGGGCAATACGCGATTCTGCAATAGACTTTTGCAGCAGGTCAGATATCTACATGCCTGAGCCTGAGTTCATGGCGGTGATTAGTGGTGTTAACGAGTACGCGGTATCTCTACCGTCAGGTACTGAGCTAAACCACATTATCGATATATTCAGCAACACTACTCCGCTTAAGCCTATTAGTTACAGTGAGCTTTTGCAGAGACTCGGAGATGAAAGCACGAAGGGTACTCCACGGTACTATGCCCAGCGTGACAACACCGACTTTTACTTAGCTCCTATTCCCGCAGCAGCGGCTAGGATTCGAGTGATGTACTCAGTCAAGCCTACGTCAACCAGCTCAAGCATTCCTGACACGGTTGGCAAAGAGCATAGAGAGTTAATCACTCACGGTGCTTTGTACCGGCTCCAGATGATGAGTTCTCAGCCATGGTCAAACCCAAATGCTGCTGGAGTAAACAAACAGCTATTTGAGCGCGCAGTAGGTCGGGTAATTCGCCAAGTGAAATATGGCTTTAGCGGTGGTTCATTAACGTGTAAATCGAGGGCATTTATTTAATGGCATACCTTACAACTATTGATCTTGTTCAGGGAGACCAGCTCCCAGAGATAGAGATCACACTTAAAGACAGCAACACAGCTGCCGCAGGGTTAGTCCTTGATGACGGCGACCCTGAGACATTTGCCGCGTTAGACTTGACTGGTGGCTCCGTAAGAATGCGCGTCCGAGTAATCGGTAATACTGATCTCGTCGATACGCTTATCGGAGTAGTAACCTCTCCGACTGCGGGTAAAGTTACTTTCTTGTTTGATTCGGATACCTTGGCGAACAGCGGCATCTTAGAAGGCGAGATAGAGTTTACCGACTCGACGGGTCGAACGCAGACAGTATTGGACCTCATTAAGTTCAAAGTCCGCAGTCAGTTCGGTTAACGGCTCATGGCTATATTCGCATCGATCCGCCACAAATCCTTAAGAGCTAGCTCAGCTCATCGCAAGATGGACTTGTCAGCAACTTCAGTTAATTGGCAAAACCTTTTTCTTTTTGACGTTCACGTTAATGCTGAAAAAACTATAATCCCAATAAACGATCAGTTCGGTTTCTTTGATGCGCCTACGTTTTTGTTTAGCAAGGTTGTCGCTGATCAGTTCAGCATGCACTCTAATCCTCCTGTCTTTGATTTTATTAAGACTAGTAGTGATCAGACCACACTGACCGACGCACTAACAACCGATGTAGTTAAATCTGCCACGGACGCAACGCTACTGAGCGATGCTGTCACGTTTAGTTCTATCAAGGTCAGTCAGTCTGACTTTGCCTTGGCTGACCAGCCTGTCATGACGCGACAGCCTTACAACTTCATATTCACTGAAGTCTCCGGCGTGGTCACCGTAACAGGAGAGCCAACTGACTCATTTGGATTTTCTGACAGCATCACAGGCTTCACGATTAACACGGTGCTTCAGGACTACTACACGCTAGATGATTTTTCTCAGGTAGATAAGGATGTCATCGGGGTGAAGACCAATATCGTTGGTTTGACAGATGTCATTGAACTCGATCACATGATCACTAGTGCCCTATTAAATAAGGCACTTGTTGGTAACATGGTTCTCAATGCGTGATAGAATGAGAGGCAGAGCAGGATTTATTTACTTTGTCAAATAGAGTTTAAAACTCTATAATGCAAGGAGAAAACAAAACTGTCTTCATGGATCAGAAAGTACTGACAGTACAAGTATTGTCGATCCATTGACATCTACTGCGAATCTATCGTGGCAAGCCAGTCAACGGAATATCGGCAATATTATATTGAATGCTGATTAATCCGGAGACTTACAATGATCGTCGATGATCTTAAACTGACGGGTTGTCTTACTGTAAATTTAGTTGCAGAAGATGGCTCGATCAAAGAAACCCAAAACATCCCCAACCTAGTTGTTGCTAGCGGTAAGGCTTTTGTAGCCTCACGTATCGCTGGCACCTCCTCAAATGTCATGAGCCATATGGCTATTGGCACTACCAACACTGCTGCTATAACCAGCAACACCACACTTGGTGGTGAAGTGGCTCGCGTAGCTCTAGCAAGTACAACTCCCTCGGGTAACGATGTTGTTTATGTAGGTACTTTCCCTGCTCAAACACCGTCATCTGATGCCGGAGTAGTAGAGGCTGGAATCTTTAACGCTTCCTCGAACGGAACAATGCTTTGTAGAACTGTGTTCTCGATTATAAACAAAGCCCCGACAGATAGCCTTTCTGTCCAGTGGACCATCTCAGCTAGCTAGGAGCCATAAATGGCGATTAAGTTCTCGAACCTAGCTAGCACTACGCTGGCTAGTGGCGTTTCCTCTTCGGCAACGTCTATCAGTGTAACAAGCGCGTCTTCATTCCCTTCATTGGGGGGCGGAGATTATTTCTATGCTTCTATAGGTATAGGTTCGGGATCGGAAGTTGTTAAAGTAACTTCCGTGTCTGGCACTACATTCACGGTCGTCAGAGGTCAAGACGACACCACAGCTATCAGTCATTCTTCAGATGTTGAGGTTGCTCTTCGAGTAACAGCAGCGTCCCTAAATGATTTAAGTACTCAAGCTGACACAGAGTCAGTCTCTCGTGCTGGCGACAGCATGACGGGCGACCTGTCCTTTGGTGACAACGACAAGGCTACATTTGGTGCTGGTGATGATTTAAAGATTTATCATGATGGTAGTAATAGTTATATTTCTGACAGTGGAACTGGCGACTTAAAAATCAGAAGCAACAAAATCAGGATGGAAGCACCTGATAGTCAGAACATGATTATTGTTACTGAAGATGCTGGTGTTCAAGCATTTTACAACGGCACAGTGCGCTTATCTGTTAATAACACAGGCATAGACGTTACTGGCACAGCCACGATGGATGGGCTGACTGTGGATGGGAACGATGTATTCTTTAACAACGGTTGGATTAAGTCAAACTCTAGTCTTCGTATTGATGTGGACAACGACAACAACCAAACAGATAGAGCATTTTTTGTAAGCCGTGGCAATGCGTCAGCTGATATGCTTAAAGTTTCAGAAAACGGAGACATCAGTTTCTACGAAGACACAGGCACAACGCCTAAGTTGTTCTGGGATGCGTCTGCGGAGTCTTTGGGTATTGGTACTACTAATCCTAGTGCGTCTTACAGTATTGATGCAGCTAAGGGAATACGAAGCTCAGGGGCGGCTCCTAACTTCACACTGCAAGAAACTGACGCGTCTAATCAGACATGGTTGATGGCTTCTTATGGTGGTAACTTTGCTATTAGAGATACAACGGTTGCCGGTACTGCTTATCCTTTCAGAATTGAAGCAACAACACCGTCCGACACTTTATATCTTGACAGCACGGGTAACGTGGGTATTGGTACTGATTCGCCTACATTTGCAACTGGTACAGGGCTTCAAGTTACCTCTGGTTCTTTTGCGTCAGTTCGTGTAAATCACTCAGGCAGTACTGGGC